ATGTCCAGAGATGATTAATGTATCACAAAGTTGTTCTAACTCATTAAGAATAATTAAAACAGCTTCTCTGAGGGGTCCGTAACCCGCGCCGTTTGGAAGCGTTCTAACATCTGAACCTTGAAAGTTTTTACCCATTGGTGTTTCTTTATAGATTTTCAACGCTAAGTCAATAGCATAGTTTTCTTCTAATGCAGATATTGTATCAATGGTAATATACTTATATGTAGGACTTCCTTTTTCAGCATTAGATTCTTTTAATTTATCAATTACTGCTTTTAAAGCTGCTATAGGCTTAATTTTTTCTTTTTGAGCAATTGATAAGACATTAATCTTTAAACCTGTTACAAAGCCTGATCCGTCTTCTAAATCTAAAATTAAATTATTTTCTAACCTACTCAGTGATTCAGTTTTACCTGTTTTAGGTTGACTAAAAATAATTAATCTTTTAGGATTTACCCTAGATGGCTTTGCAATTTTACTTGGTAACTCTACCATATTTTAATTTCTTATTGTGTTAATAAATTGTCTAACTTTACTTATTGCTACATTATCGTCAGGTAATGGTAATTCTTTAAAATAATTTACAGCACCGTCAAAATATAAAGGACAGATTGTACCTGCACCACCACTTCGACCACCTAAAATTTCTAAAAATCTAATATTATCTTTAAAGAATGTTACATCATATCCATAATAATCAGGCATTTCGTGTCTAAATGGACTGAATAATCCTAAAATTACATTTGCATCTCTCGCTGTTAATTTATTATCTGCAAGACCGTCTAACGTAGGTTTAAGTTTGTTAAACTTTTTGTTTTCAATTGATTCTTGAGCCGCGCTCTGCTGTTGAATTACCACAGGTATATAATTAAATCTATTTCTTAATTTAATTAAATAATCTGAAGATAATACTGAGATACTTTCATGTAATGTCAATTGTACACCGTTACGTTTTTCACTTGATATTAGTGAAATGTGATCAATTATAACCATAACATATTCGTCAGGGTCATTTGGTTCATAAAAATCATTTACTTCTGTAATCTTACCTTCTATTTCAATTGTACGTTTATGTAATTTACCATTAGCCATTGCATAATCTCTTACAAGATTAAACATTCCAAAACCATGTCTAATGTCATCAATAAATTCAACAATTTCTTCTATTTTATCAAAATAAGGTTCATACTTTTTAATAATATTTAGAATTTCTTCAGATAAAACGGTGTCTGCTTTTGTACTTTTAAGATCTTTAGGACTGATTCGTAGTCCTTCTTTAATATATAAAATATTTGCAAATGCTGACAACATTTTTTCTTCTTTTGACCAATTTGTTATCATAAAGGCTCTTTATCCTCTATTTCTATATGTCACCATATAGTTCAGACTATATCTTCAGTACCGTGTACTGCTGGGATTTCGTGTTAGGATTATATTCTACAATTGTAGTTTCACCTATTAGTCGTTCGACCTTCTACAATCATTTAAATTATAGCTTGGTACGGGATTGTCTACTTGAGGTTTTCCCCGTTTAACCCAGTTAAGAGACATCTACAATTTATATTTCATAGATTCACAAATGTATGGATAAATTAAATTTTTAAAAGATTCTTTTGAACTATTTTTTATATAAATTCTATTTTCTGATTGTAAAGAACATTCTATATTATATTTATTTAATAAAAACATCATAAACTTATTACAATCTTCTAAAGAAAAGCTGCATGTTGATAAGATATATCCTGAATTACCTACTTTAGACCCATCGTCCATATAATGAATAGCCATTGCTAAAGGAGAATAATAATCTTTAAGTAAATCAAAAGGGATTATTTTTTTCCCATCTTTATAAAATGATTCATAAATAAAATTTAATTCACTATTTACTTTTAAATACATTGTTATATCATTATATAATTTTCCAGTTTTTTTATTTGGAATATTTCTATAATTTTCTTTAACTCTTACCAACTCATTAAAAAATGAACTCTTATATAATAAATAATCTTTCTGTTTTAAAGAATGTGAGCAGCTGAAATAAGGTCCTGTATCAAATTTACTTTTCCTCATATATCCGTCACCTAATAAACACCCTATAAGTAATTCTAATCTGTCTTTAGATAGTTTAACCCCTTCTTTTTTTCTTAAACATTTTCTTTCTATTTTATGTATTTTAACTCTATAATAATAAATTACTTGAGGTGATACATTAAATAATTTTCCAATTTCAGAATCTTTTAATCCTTCATTTACAAATTTTTGTAAATCTTTTTTGTCAATTTTAAACATATTTTTATTTTTTTGTTGAATACAAAGATAAGTAAAAAACATGACAATTCCTAATAAATTTGTATTTATTTTATCTCTAACGTAAAATAAAAGATTTTTAATCTAATATCTAATTTATTATCTATTATTTGTTGTATTGTATTATACAAAAATAACCAATCTGCAATTTGTGTTTTCTTTTGAAATTATGATAAAAAACATTCAGCTTCAGTATAACCCATAAGATTTAAAATTTCTATATACGAACGTTTACCACATCCACGATCATGTCGTTTTGCATATGAACTATTATACGAACTCATGTATAAATAGTTAACACCCTTCCAATCAGATCCATCACCACTATTTTCATACATAATCCATCGATCCGCATGTGGACAGTATAAGAAATTTAATCTTGCTTTATTGTTAATACTTCTATACGTTGTAAGTTTTTCAATTTGTTTAGCAATATGTACATCTGATGCTTTAGGATAATAAGTTTTAACAAGGTCGAATAAATCATCAAAACTGCGTCTAGATTTTGAAGCTTGTAATTGTATACAAGCTTCATCGTAAAACGTTTCTGTAAATTTATGTTCCCACCCTGAATAAACATCACCGTAACATCTTTTTAAAAAAGTAACAATACGTTCGTTTTTTATTTTAATTGTTTTAACATATAATTTCATTTCTATAATTTAATAATTAATTGTTTTCTATTGTTTTTCATTGTTTTTATTGTTTAAATTAATATTTTATATTTATAGTACGGACTATCTCTTCATCCCATAAGGATGCTGGACGCTAATAACGTATTACTTAACACGCTTGTTAACCCGTTTAGTCTCTACACCTTCCTTATAAGATCGTATAAGGCTTGGCACGGTATTGTCATCTTTCAATGAGTTTCACCGTTTTCATCCAGTTTTCATCTAAATATTACTATTTAGCGGAGCAAAACATACCCACTTTCTTTATATTCGACACATGTCGCAACACATGTATCTGTTCTCCTATGAACTACTGCATATTTCTATGCAGAATAGACTATATCTTTACCTACGTGAGGTAGCTCCCTTTTCCACAATCATATGCTTATTGTGTACACCTGCAAACGGTTAGTCGTTGAACGTTCTCTTAATTAAGAGCTTCGCTGCTGATTGTCTTCGTCATTAACGGTCAGAGTTTCCAGCAATTAAAGAGCTTGTCATCTAAACATCGCTGTTTAGCGCAGCAATTATGCTTTTATTATTAAATACTTTTTTAAAAATTTTTGTTGAACTTTAATAGCATGAGAAATTGATGATGAAAAGGTATTAAAATATTTAGCACATTCTTTATATGAATCAAATGTAAACATTTCTTCTTTGGTGACGTAATCTAATATTTTTACCTTCTTATTCAATTTACCATTATCTTTTTTTGATCTAATGTAAGGTTTTAATTTTTCAAAATAATTTAACGACCATAAATAATCTCCACCTTTATTGCTAGAACCATTTAAAAATCTACAAATTGTAGATTGATGAATATTGTTTTCAATACAGGCTTGTTTAATATAATCGTACTTTTTAATAAAATTACCATTTAAATCATATTGATAAATTTCTTTACCACTTAATTTAATTTCACCAGACGCTATTCTTTTTTTTCTGGTTTCCGATTGTAATAATCGTGATTCTTTAGATAGTGTGTTTCTTATAGCGTCTAATGTAATGTTAAATTCAGGTTTCAACGTGTTAAAATAATCTTGTTCTTTACTTAATAAAAACATCTCGTCACAATATTCAAATATAAAATATTTAAAATTTACTTCTAAATATTTATTAAATGAATTTTGCAACTTTTTATTGACATGTTTATTTTGTCTTAATAATCTTTTATGATTATATAAACGAGAATAAAGATTTTTAGAACTTCCAATATATTGTTTATTATTTACAACATTTATAATACAGTAAATTCCTGATTTTTTTAACAAATCCTTTTTAATTTTTTGCATAATTTATATTTTTTACAAATATACAAAATATATTTATAAAATCCTAATTATTTTATGCAAACTTTAAGTATTTTTAATTTTTATATAGCTTTTTACTGTTTGCAGATATAAGATAATATTTACCTTGTTCTATACCTGGCAGTTCATTTTCAAATCTTGGAAAACCCCATGGTACACAGTTAATTTTACCCGAAAGTAATCTATCTCTACGTTCTGTAATTGATTTAAATACTCTAGTATAAAGACTTTTTGGTTTATCTGGTATCTCCATATATTATTTAAGTTGTGAGGTCCACCCTTCAGATTTTGTTTGAATTTCATCAATAAACGCACTTAATTTCGAAGATTCTCCATGTGCATCTTTTTTATAAATAAAATAATCAGCAGCTTGTAAATACATATAATTGTTTAATGAATTAATGTAAATATCTGCAGCAGTAAGAATTTGTTCTTGTGTGTATGTTGGATTTTCTTTCATCCATTTAGACATTTTGTCTTTACACGCACCAACACTACCCATACTACCTGGTTTTAAACCTTTCCATTTATTTCTAAACTTATCAATAAATTCATTTAAATCTGTATTAATTAACCTATCTGATTTTTTTACTATTTTTTTGTTATTAATAAAACTAACTTTATCTATTGATATAAAATCAATAAATATTTTTCCTTTTTCTCTAATAATTATTTCATTGTCATCGTTTTTATTTATTTTAATAAATTGTTTATTTTCTAATGATTCTAAATGATTAAACGCACTTTTACGTACTGAATTATCATTTAAATACAATAGTGTAATAAACTCATCAACACTTAAATTTTGTTCATCTAATAGTTTAAAATCTAATATGAACGCGCTGTTTACCATAGGCTAATCTTTATCTATTTTACATATTACACAACCACTAATGATTAAAAACAATATTAAAAATATTGCAAACATACTGTCATGGTTATTCATCTAAACCTTCATCTTCATTTAATGAAAATATAAAATCTCCTGCAATGTCAGGGTGTACTTTACCTTTACCATTACATAACTGACATTCTGTGTTATGAAGCATTTTATTATTGCTATTTGGTTCTGGAACTATTAATTCACCAGTACCTAAACATTTTGGGCATTCTACTAAATCATACATATACTTAAATTATATTCTTGAATTTTTGAT